GATTACGCAGAAGAATTAGAGAAGTTAAGAGTTGTGATGAGCAATCCAGCATTGCTTAGAGTTATTAAAATTAAATGCGATTTGTTTTCCATTGGCAAAATAATTGAAAAAGATGCACAAGGTGAAATAGTAGAAGAAAGCGAATTACAAACATTTTTTGAAAAGCCTAATTTCTTCCAAAACCAAAAGCAATTCTTATGGGATTTTATGTTTTGGACTTGTTTAGGAAATGCACGTTTAATGGTCGATTCAAAAGTGCTAAATAACAATAATGTAATGTATTGGTTAGATAGCTCAAAAGTGGAGTTTTCAAAATACATACTAGACAATGCAGACAAATTAGTATTATCAAAACAAACATTCAAGAAGTTTCAAGACCAGAACATTGAGTATCGTTACACCAACGGAACAAAAATAAACATACCATTCAAAAAAATAATCAACTACACAGACAACACGAATGGTGCTGGTAATTGGTTTAATGGATTTAGCACCATTGAAGCATTATACAAAGTGCTATCTAATTCAGAGTTGAGCCTAGATGCAAAAAACACTAACTTAAATTTAGCAGGTCAATTTATGGTGGCGCATGGAGGAGGTTTAGATTCGTCTATGATGCAGCCAGAAGATAAAGAAAACATTGAAACTAAAATAGGTAAAGGTAAAAAGAACATTCACGCAGTACGCACAGCAATAGATATAAAAAGATTTGTTGAAGATATTGCAAAACTAAAACTAGACGATAGCTATAATAATGATTTACAAATTATCGGTTCAGTTTATGGGATTCCAAAAGATGTGATTGAAGCATTTGAAAGTTCTACTTATACAAATCAGCAAATTGCTAGAATGAGTTTAGTTGATTACGTATTGAAACCAAAATCAGAAGATTTTTTGGAAGGGATTAGAAAGCATTTTGACTATGCAAATGACTTAGAAATGAGTTGGGAACATTGTTCATTTATGCAGGAAAGCGAAGAGCAGCGATACTCAAAAGAATTAAAAAGAGCGCAAGTACTTAGACGGTTATTAGAAAGCGGAGTTGATGCAGTAGATGCAGAAGCATTGTTAAATTACGAATTTACAAACCCTATAAAATATGAAAAAGGAAATACAGGAGCTTCAACAGGATTTGGAGATGGCGAAAACAGCTAAAGAAAAAAAGATTATCTTTGAAAAAATTAGAAAGTTAAAAACAAATAACGAAATCATAAAGTAATGTTTTGCAAGGATTTAGAAAAGGAGTTTGAGACAAAAAAAGAAATGTTTGCAGCGATAAAAGCTAGTAAAGAGATTCTTCTTGCTTCAAAAAAAGCAGAAGTTAAGACAAAAAATAACCCTTTTGCAATCATTACACCTAAAGAATCAACGCAAATTAAAGGTATTCCAGACCTAGAAAAAGGATATTTTTATGCAGTTATTTCAAATACCAATTACCTAGATTCTCATGGAGACGTACATTTAACTAACTCGATGAATCAAACAGCAAAAGACCAAAACAATAAAGTGTATTACGTTGCTGACCATGAGTTGAAAGTGGATAGTATAATTGCCACACCTAAAAACGTAGAACTATCAATTAAAGAAACACCATTTAGAAATATTGGAGTGGATTCTGATTTAAGTACTCAATTGTTATTGTTCAAAATTAAGAATGATAAAATAATACATTCAAAAGCAAAGCAGTTAATCGACGAAAAAGAAGAGATACAAAACAGCATTAGAATGATGTATGTTAAAATAGATGTTGCTTTTAATTCAACTGATGAAGAGTATAAGGAAGAGTACAAGAATTGGAATGAAGTATATCCGAAATTAGGCAATCCAGAAAAAGCAGCAGAGGATGGTATGTTTTGGATTGTTAGAGAATTAAAGATAGTAAAAGAAGGTAGTATGGTGTTGTTTGGTTCAAATGATGCCACACCAATAGAAAGTAAAGAAGCCGATATAATCACTTCAAACGATGCGTCGTTGGAAAACACGCAGGAAATGAGCATTAAATTGCAACAACTTTTAAAATTAACAAATTAAAATAATTATCATGGCACAAGAAGAAGAAAACCTAAAGGCTATTGAAACTATTTCTGAAAACGTACAGAAATATAAAGAGCAATTAGGTGAAAAAGCTGATGCAGAAGAAGTGAAAGCATTGGAGACTAAAATTGACAATCTAAAAAAAGGGATTGACGAAATTTCAGAGCAAAAACTTGATAAAGAAATCAAGCTAATAAATGAAGGCACTGCAAAAATGTGTTTGCAAGTAGCTGAATTAGCAGAGGACTTAAAGTCATTAAAAGACAATGCAAACAGCAAATCAATTAAGAATGAAATAGTTACTGAAAAGCAACTAAATGATTTTAACGGAAAACTTTTCACAAAAGAAGGTAAGAAAATACCGAATGCAATTGCAGAACTACAATTAAAAGCTGCAGAGACATTTGGTTTTGACCAAACTTTCAATGGTGATGGTACAGGAGTTCAAATTGATGCTTTTACAGGTCGTGAAATTGACCCAGTATTATATCAAAGAAAAAGAAAAAGAAATCTTATTTTAGATAGATTTGCTATTCCACAAATTAATGTACCGACTTTATACTACCTTGAAAAAGAAGAAGTGGGAGATACCGAAACAGTTTCTGGAGACCCGGGTGCAGCTGATTGGATTACTTCAGGAGCAGCAAAACCAAAACGTTCTTTTAGATTAAAGACTGGAAAAGTTGAAGCTAAGAAGGTGGCTATATTTGCAACAATTGAAGATAAGATGTTAAAAGACGTTGCATCTATGAACAACTGGATTCGTGAAGATTTAACGGATGAAATGATGGAAGCGATTAACGATGGTTTATTAAACAATAACCCTTCTGTTAATGCAGATGCACCGCTTGGGTTAAAAACAAATGCAGTTCAATATACAGCAACGCCAGCTTTTGAAGATACAGTTGATGAACCTAATCAAATAGATGCTATTATTGCTGTGATTGCATTCATGGCTGATAATAAAGAAATGACTGGAAGTATTCATGTTTCTTCTGATGTGTATTACAGAATTCACAATTTGAAAGCAACCGACGGAAAGTATTTAAATAATAACCTGATTTATGTTAATAATTTAGGTCAATTATTTATAGCAGGAGTTCAAGTTATTTCAGAAGATAGCGAAGATGTGCCTTCTACACATTTACTAGCAATTAGCAACGATAATCCTTTTAAAATACGTGCTTATGGGAACATGGTACTTGAAACAGGATTGAACGGAGAGGACTTTAGAGAGGATAAAACTTCATTTAGAGGTTACCAAGAGTTCTTGAGCTACCTACCTGAAAACAACGAAAACGGAGTTGTTTATGATACTTTCGCAAATATTTACGCAGCAATCTTAAAACCAGCATAATAATGAGAACACCGAACAAAGTTAAAAAGACGAGAAAAGTTGTTTTTGCAGAGGATTACAAAACCAAAGGCGGTCTAGTAATTTATGCAAAAGGAAGCATTCACTTTATTCATGAAAAAACAGTTGAAAAACTAGAAGAGCAAAAAGTGAAAATGAAAGTTAGTAAAGTCGACTATGAAGAATCAGTAGACAAAGCTAAAGAAATTGCGTTGGCTCAAAAAGAAGCTGAGAAAAAAGCAAATAAAAAGTAAAACATGATTTACGACTTTTCATATTTTAAGAATGAGTTATTTATTCCTAATCTAAATTCAGATAGTTCGGACATAGTTTCGGACAATGAAAAGATTTTGGAGTTAATGCAGTTTTCAGATGTGAAATTCTTAACTGATTGTTTTTCTTATGAATTTTCTAAAGAAATACTTGAATCTGTCAATTCAAATGGTCAAGTCAAGGATTCAGCATCAGAGTTAGTTACTAAACTAATTAACGGAGATGCTGAGTTCAACTGGCTTGGATTAAGATTTGAAATCAATGGAATTAAAATGAGTGTAATGGCTAACTACACATACTGCCAATATTTGGTTCAAAAAGAAAAAAGCAGAACTGTTATAGGTTCGGTTAAAAATGAATCTCAAAGCGGTGTTGTGGCTAGTAATTGGAGTGATTATGTACAGGCTTGGAATCAATTAATGGTGTTTAGGCAATTAAATTATGTAGACTATCAGTATAACTTGACTAATTTCGGTATAAAGCTGAATAAGTTCGGTGTTAGTTTACAAGAATATATTTTGAATAAACAAGAGCTGAATACAGAACACTTCAAATTATACGAAAAGGTTAATTCATTCGGAATATGATTGTGCCACACGAAATACTTAAAGAGTTAATTAATACAGAAATCGAGAGCGTAAAAGGATTTGGTTTTGGAAATGTTGGAGAGCTTAAAAAGTATATGGATTTAAAGGGTGGGAATATTTATCCATTGATTTGGGTAGAGCTTCCGTATCAATCTGATGAAAGTAAAATTGATTTGAGTTATAGAGAAGTGCCAGTAAGAATGTTTTTTGCAACCACTACAAGGATTGAATGGCTTAACGACAAAAGAGAAATAGAAACATATAGCAAAGTATTAAGACCTTTGTATGATAGTTTCTTAGAAGTCGCTAAAAAGGCTAAACAGTTCGAGTTTGTAGGTAGAGAAGTAAATGCAATAGAGCAGCACAATTGGCACACTTCACAATTTGAAGTATTTGAAAAAGGAAATAAAGTAAATGCGTACTGGGATGTAATTTCATTAAGCTTTACTGGAAGATTTAATAATAATTGTAAAAACAAATGTAATGAGTAATTTTGATAAAAAGAATTGTGATGTTAATGAGCTTGGAACAGGCTTATTAAATTGCATATTGGAGCTTGGCTATCCGAAGGGTTTTGTAAAATTAAACAAAAACTTTTCAGCACCAGTTTCAACAGAAATAGACTTGGCTTATTTTCAAGACAAAGTACAGGCTGGCGATTTTGTACCATTTTTAGGAGCAGATAACAATGAGTTACCAATTCCCGAAGATGTAACACAAGAGGTTGCTAATGGTAGAACGTTCACCGCTAGAGATGGCAAAAGAATGATGACTTTTGGTTATTTAGTAGGAGACTACTATTTGAACAAAATTATGAACTCGCACAAATCAAACAACTTTGGTCAAGTGGCTTTAGTGTTTGAGAATGATAGCGTGTTAATGGTGCAATCAAAAGATGGTTTAACAGTAAAAGGCTTTGAGGTTGGTATGTTTAGTCCAAATTACCAGTTTTTTGATGGTTCGGTAAGTTCGGAAACAAAGGCAGCGATGCAGTTGTTACTACCAGACGAATTTAATAAGCAAGGAGTTATCTATGAAGTTGCTGGAATTAATAAACTTAGAGGTGCAAACGAAACAGAATTAACTATTTTGACCGCTGCAAGTGGTGGGGCGGTAATTACTGCAAGTGCAACGTTTCTTTTTAACCGTTCTATTAACGTAGAGGGTTTAACAGATAATGAGTTTAAAGTAACGATTAACGGAGTTGAAGATGATATTATTTCCGTTTCTTTTGCAGATGGTGTTTACACTATAACAGCAACAACAAGTTTCGCAGCAGACGATGTTGTAGTAGTTAGTTTATACGACCAAACGGA